GACCCTTCCATTACATCTTTATTCTTATTAGATGAATTATGCCAGTGCCAGGCAAAAGAATCCAGGAATAGATTCTTTTCATCTCGCAGCGGTATGCTAAACCAGCAATCCTCAACTTCCGTAGCCAATGCCTTGTCAGTCTTGCTAATAAGCCATTCAGTATTAAAAAAAGGAGAAGGGAAAATGATAAAACAATCTGGATTCTTTCTATAAACTTTAGCCATCATATCTTCATCAAAACAGGTGGACATAGGACGGATGGGAGTAGACAACAAAGTCTCTATACAATCTTCGATATACTGCTCTCCTCTGTTCGCTCCCAATAAGGCTGCACATGGTCCGTGACAGTCTCCAGAAAATTCATTCTCTTTACCGAAATCAACTGATGAACCCCACTGGTATGCAAAATTTCTTCCTAGAAGAGGTTTAAAATCTCTCAACAATACCATATCCATATCGTAATAAATACCCCCAAACTTATACAAGACTAGGAATCTCATAATTCCGCTACTCATCCAATGTCTGTCATCATCCTGTGGGTTTAGGTATTCATGCCTAGACTCTAGGGGAGTCCCTTTAGCGAGTTCCGTAGAGTTGTATACTCGGAAATCTACAGCATCTTTGTAAGGTTGAATATTTTCCTGATCAGAAATATCATAATCAGACCAAACGATAAGTTTAGTTTTCTCCAGGTTCTGAGTAGCCACATACGATTTTATAGCCATCAACTCCTTGGGGGTTCTGACCTCTGTGTAGACATGAAAATACGTGATGCCTTCAGGGTACGAAAAATCTTCATCCTTAACATCTGCAAGGAACTCTTGGCACTTCTTGTAATCTACGTATAGATCAGGATTGTTGCGCAGTGTAATATTTAAGTTCATGTTGTACTCTATTTTCAAGTTCGGTCAGGGAAGCAGTAATAGGCTCTGGATGATCCCCAACAAAAAATTTAGTATACGAGTCATCTCTTGAAATGAATTCGTGAACACCACGCCATGATTTTTCAACGTTCATCCTTGTTACAGAATCTCCGGTGATCCATGGCAGGTAAATCTCATTAAAATAATTTGGATGACAATTGTACCTGTTAACCTTCTCCTTGTAATATTCTAATTTGTTCTTAACTTGGGTGGGAAATACGTACGAGTAGTGATACATTCTGACACCGTGCTTGTCCCAGAGTGTGTCACTGTCTAAATGTTTTTTAGGGAGCGTAACGACATCGGACGGAGCTATTATAGTTGGAGGCCTATGGGTCTCCCATGTACAGCCTGGGTACACTTTGAAAATCCTTAGGAAGTTATCTACGTTCTCCTCAAACCCACCGATGTAACTGGTAAAACCCCCATAAAATGAACAACTCTGAACTCCAACGGACGTATACTTTTCCCTCTCTAGCAATTCTATTATCTTCTCTATATCTTCAGACTTGTATACCTCGTCAGAATCTAGGTTCCAGATGTAGTCAATATCTTTATCGAGGAACTTCATATATGCCCTACACTGGTCATCCTTCCCTTCGAACTGCCCATGAACAATTTTAATTTTGTTGTCAGGGTCCGGAAAACTCTCTAGTATATCATTCGTAGAATCAGTAGACGTAGTCCTACCCTGCTCTTGCCAGTACTTGACGGGACCCTCAGCAATCAATATTTGGGAAGCAAAAGGATATACTGATTCCAGGGACTGTCTCAAGACGTAATCCCCTTCAAATACAATCATTCCAAATGCAATTTTCATAGGTTATACTCATCGTCTATTTTAAAGAGTCTGTCTGCATACTGATGGTAAAGCAAACTAACTTCTGGGATAGAGAAGACTCCATCATTAAGTGTATGCACTGAAAATCTTGGATCACTTACAGGAGTTACCTCTTTGGTTTTATAATCAATCTGTATCCTAGCAAAATGTACAAATACTAGTGGTTGAAGAACTCCCCCCCACAGGACATCTCCACTTCGCAAGTAGTCTGCCCATCCATATAACCTGTAAGTCCATGGCGCTCCATATGAAAAATTCTCATCTACAAACTTGATGTTTCCTTTACCAGCCACATCTGGAAAAGCATCTAAGAATTTCTGATCCCCACACGTGGCGAGGTGCAGAGGTTCCCTTTTCAACACACAATCTTTCCACCACCCTAAAGTCTTCTTCCCTACTTCGTCATTCCTAAATGAGACAACACCCACATTATACCCACCGTCAGGGTGCCCCTCTAAGATGTGCCTGTGTCTTAGGATTCCGACTGATTTTTCCAGACATTCTTCAAAAAATCTTCTGCTGTCTGACAAGAACCAGATGTCAGAATCGATATAGATTATATGGGGAATATCTACAGAGCCAAGAAGGTGATTCGAGAACCATGAAGCCAGTGTCCAGCAGTACTCATTGTACGGGCGTGTAATCTTTGCATCCAGTAGCTCCTCATGAGAATTCTCTAAGTCTTTGATATCATATGGAATAGCCTGAGAAGAAACTCCATTCATAACCTCAAATGACTTGTCATCTAAGCACAAACAATGGAATTCAAAATCATTTCCGTATGTGAATCTCAAAGATTCCAACAATGCTATGCCGTAGTGTAAGTAATTTCTATCAAATACAGAGGATATGTAAATCATGTCTTGAGAGCCTTATTATTGAATTCCTTCATTAATGGCTTCATCAAGGCCCCTTGGAAGTGTATGGTTGCAAAAGGAACACGAGGTCCTGCAACTTGCCTACACCAGGGAAGCCCGTCTAAGAAAAATATATTTTTCTTCCCATTGACCATTTCAAAATCTCCTTCCTCACAGCGTAAATGATGATCAAAAAACGGTAATGGCGACAGACCGCTGCCCTCCATAACAACAGAGACTTCACCAACAGTTGGAGCATTCTGATTTGCATACTCTCCTAGCAAAGTCATATCACAAACTCCTCCCTGTACTTGGTGCTTTTGCCTAAGCTCATAAATTGTACAAAAAAGCTCATACAAATATCCACGTTCAGAATACACATTGAACATGAAATCACAAAATTTCTTAAGACCATTACGAGTAAAAAACCCAGTATGCCCACTCACACGTCCACTCAAGGTCATTTCAAATTGCTTAAACCTATGATACTCCTCATTGACGTCAACAAACACCAAGACATCACTGTCACAGTGAAAACAAACATCAATGTCGTGTTTCTCCATGAAATCATGTATTACAAACCATCTCTTAAAACACAAAAGCTCCATCCACTCGGGATTGAAATTTAGGTGTGTATACACTTCCGCAAACTTATTCGCTCTATATGAATAATCAGACATCATGTGATGCTCTGCACCACACTGCAAGTTACCTTCGTCTCCCAGTACAATGGTACGATTTTTAAAATTAGAACGCTCTACAGCGACATTAAGATGTTCACTGTATTGTATAGTCTTTTCTGTCATTATCACAGGTATCATTTGTGCATCTCACGAATTTCTATATCTTGCTTCAAGTGCTCATCAAATCTAGATGTGTCAGTACTTACTCCTGTAGGATTGAAATAGTAACTTCCTATAGGTTCCTTAACTTTCATGAACCTGAAACCTTTCTTGGACATCCTTAGCCACATTTCATAATCCCCCGATATGGTATATTTAGGATTAAATTTTCCTGCCTTTACCAAAGAATCCCTCTTTACTAGGGGGAAAGGACCACACAAACACTGTCCTAGCATGTTTTCATGCGAGTACTCAGGCCAGTCGTACAACTGAACAATATTAGAATGATCTTTATCATCAGTAACTAAACACCTGGAGTAAAAAACATCAATATCAGGGCGTGTTACTGCATATCCAAGCATAGTGGTCAACGCGCCAGGAAAAAGTCTGTCATCCGTATTTACATTCATTACATATGGAGTTCTAGTTTCCTCTAGAGCACCATTCCACGCATCATAAACCCCTATACGAGATTTGTAATCTCTGAAGATAACATTGATCCCCTCTCTAAATTTATAATTTTTAAAAAACTCACGTGACCCATCCTCAGAATTTGCATCGCAAACTACAAGATCAAACTCAGACAACATTTGAGAATTGACTGCATCACAGTACCCTTCAACCCACTCCATTGAGTTGTAACTAGAGCATAAGATAGTTACGAGATTCCCAGACATTTCATCCACGCCTCGAATATATCATCATTGGTCATCTCATAACGTGTAGAGGATATATTTAGATTTTTCTCATCGGAAAAAGGATTAGCAGATTCGCTCCCGCAGTACTCAGTTCCAGTCATTTCACACTCGGGCACTATAAAATTAAAAGTTTCGCTGCGAGAAGAATGAAATACCTTGGTAACGGAATCATACATTTTCTGCTTATCATCTTCATGACCCATCATAGTGACGAGACCCTCATCTACGTAGGGTTTAACAAGTGCGTTAAAATACATCTCATCACTGATAAACCCATACAACAAAATATCTTCATAACCCTCCTCCAAAGCCTTTCTAATAGAGACATGCACTCTCTTATTCTTGTCTATGCTTCCTATAATTCCAGCCACTTTCTTAGGCTTCCTCTTGCTGTGCTCTAATTTTGAGACAACATTTGGAATAATAAAACCAGGCTCCCTGTGCCATTTCTTCTGGTGTTCGGAAACAAAATGAATATCGTCCCAAAATCTGGGTATGGAAGAAATGGGAAATAAAGCTTTCTCATGGCATGTCAAGATAACCTTTCTAGAAGCAGTAGGCCGACTAGGAAACTTAAGATAGTGCAGGAGAAGAATTTCTCCTTCCTCATTTACAGCTGTATTCTGTGAGTTGAGAATATCCCCATTGCATTTGTCTAGATGCCATGCCTCAGGACCGTAAAAAGTACAATCCAGTCCCCTCTCATTAAAAAGGTTACATAAATTAACATTAGCAACCGTGGAACCCCCTGCATTTGTGAATCCAGAAATAATTTTAATTTTACTTTTTTGCATCTAATAGTTTCCTGTATAACTTAAGCCTCTCACCTATATGGGAGTTAATATTAAAGCGTTCATCTGTTAAAAGTTTCAAATTATTCCCCAACTCCACGCGATGCTTTTTATCTTTGATAAGGCGAGACAAAACATTAACCCACTCACTCTTCGGATTATCTTTATCAATGAGATACCCCGTAACTCCATTTTCAATTATCTCATCATAGCATCCGCAGTTAGTGGCCACTAGTGGTATACCGTATCTACCCGCTTCCATAGCCTTAATCTCCGATTTAGAGTCATTGAAATTATTCCACTCCAGAGGAGCTATAGAAATGTCTATAGTTCTGTACATAGCTCCGTACATATGAGATGGTGCAGCAGGAAAAACAAATGTATTCCTATGTTTGACCCCCCTTGTCAAGAGACGTTCGTAAGAATCCCACACATCTTGTTGCCAGTCTCGTTTCTGTTCCGGAGCCAGGGTTGGTCTCCCGTAGAACCCCCATTGAACTCTCTCTGCACCTACTTTTGAATTTACTCCCATGGCTATGGTAGGAATTTGTTTTACATCCTGCTCGTGATGGATGCCTCCTACCCACCCAACCCTACACACTTTTTTCGGCGCTTTTACTCTAGGAAAGTTCCAACACGGGAGGTCATGATCAATTGCATTTTTGATCACACATAAACACCCTCTCACGAACGGAGCGACCCTCTGCGCAAATTTACCTTGTGTAACAGAGACTAGATCTGCATTGTGATATAGAACCTTCGTAAGCTCATCCAGACGTTGTTCCTTATACACACCTTCTAAGCGATGACCCGCATATAAATCCGTCAAAAGGTCATCAGTATCGTAATGAATGAATTTATTTTTCTCCTTACATTTCTTAAAGAGGTCTATCATATACTGAGGACCATAGTTAGCGATATTCTGAGTGAACATGATATCTGCCCAATCCAAATCCTCATATTCTACTTCTTCTTTGGGTGGTTGCCTAGTATCCTCATCCCATTTTAAAGGATTAAAATTAAACCTAATTTCTACATCGTCTGGAAATTTCTCTGCCAACTTATCCATTGGCATGATAATTCTATAGTAGCTACATCCACCCGTATTAGCAGGAAACGCAAGTATCTTAAGCTTGCGTTTCCTGCTATCGTCATTAGACTCATCAACCATTCCCTAACCCTTTCAGATGAGATAGATAGTCTCCCTCATCATCACTGTCTTCTTTGGGCATTGGGTCGGGTGTATTTGTAGAATCTCTCTCTCCGATAATGCTAAGAGCCATCTTCTTCAAATCCTCATATGAGGCTACTCTAACCAAACCATGGATATCGTGTAGTTCGTCGAACCATTGAGCTATTTCCTGGGCAGAACCAGCCGGAGATCTCTTGGGCTTTGGAGAAGACTTATCATAATTAGGCCATTGACCTTGGATATCCTTAACGATTTTGAAATCATGTCCCTCTTTAACGTCGGTGATATCTCCGTAATCTTCGTCAAAGAAGCAGTCTAAAATCTTACTGAAAAGTTTCACTCCCATGGAAAGGATCTTGACATCTCCCGTATCTCGTTCAACGGCGTTAATGTAAAAACGCTTACTGGATTTAATTTGTCTTGCAATATTTTGATTCTCGTCCACTTTGGTATTCCAAAGTTGGTAGCTGAGATCACACAGTGGACAATCATTACCTTTCACACGCGGACAATGGTGATTCCTGCCATCAATACGATGGATGGCAGTCTCTGCATAAAAATCTTCGTCTTCGGATTTAGAAGGAAGGATACGAACTACAGTCGTACCCTCTTTCATCATCAAAAACTTTTTGAGAAAATCGCTGGTATCGTTGTCCGATTTAGTGCGATTAATTTGTTCATATTTTTTTCTAAGTTGGTCTAAGTTTACCATGTTAATTTACAGTTAAAAATTTAAGGGGGACAGAAATCTGTCCCCCTTATTATAGTACTAATTAATAGTTTTTTTAACTATAATCATGACGGGTAACATCATAATGCGTCAAGGCAACAATGGCTCCGTCTGTGGTAATACCCTTAAGTTTAAAATCCCAAAGTCTGCCATCCCTCAATCTCGATCCACAACTATCTGTAAACACTCGTGCGTCCACTGGGTAATCTTGTGACGTACTGTAAGCACCAGATCTCTCCAACTCGGGATCGTAAAAATCAATTCCGGCGCACTCACCAAGGAATGTAGTAAGACTACCCTGGTTTCCCCATCCTATCCATTTTTTATGCCTATTCATAAACATAGTCTGACCTGTCCCAACTGGGTAGCTATCGACTATTTGATAAGTAAACCCCCTAAAACAATTTTCTGTATAGTCTACATCACCAGCCCTTGCTAAACGACGTTGATAAAACGGTTGACTTGTGGAAATATTACCTCCGGGTCCCATATTTCCCGCAGAGACACTTCCGTACGATACACCTTGGTAATCCTTTTCATTAGCGTCTAGCTGAAATTTTTGGGGTTGTATGTATGGCCCACCAAAAACATATTTAACAACAGTCCCTGTACATCTTCCAATAACACTGGCAAGAACGAAAGTACCTCCGATGTTACCAACCTTTCCTAAGGCTGACGTATCAACAGAACTCAAAGTAACGTCTCTATTAGGAAGCGTATCGCGTTGAGATATTGGAACTCGTGCATAGTAGATACTCATTGTCTGGTCTTCAATAAACCAGGGACCCGAGGTATTTACACCAGTAGGAGAGAGTCCAGAAACACTGGAAACGGGGGAGATCCCACTAGTCCACCAACCATCACCACCTCCACCAGAGAGATTCCAATTTGAAAAAGAAGAATTAACAACAGGTACAAGTCCAGGCATAATTTATAAAATTGAGGCTAGAGGAAGAATCGGCCTACAACCAATCCAGAGAGCCCTGCGAAAAGCCACTTCCAGTTACTTAAAATTGATCGATTTAATTGAGCTACTATACTCTTCCACATTTCATTATTATATAGTAATCAACCTAAATCAGAAATCATTTTTATCTCTGCTCGTTTATTCGCAGACATCTGAACCAACATGTCTTTCTGGTGATCTAGGGAAGTTACAATGTTTTTAGCCAGATTATATCTATGCTGAGCATTCAACACTTTTGCTTTGAGTTCTCTAAGAGAAGGTACCGTTAGTACGTATGCGTTTAAAGCTCCCTCTGTAGGTTTCTTTGAAGTGCCTGCCAGCTCCTCCCTCCTCTTTTCCTTCATTTCAGCTTCTGCATACTCAAAGACCATCTCTGCCGTGTTAGTAACCTTCTTGGAATATGATAACACACCTCCAAAGAATGCATATAAAGCCGTATGCTTTTGTAAAGCTTCATCCATGTTGTCCTCTGAGATTTCCAAGTAGTCCTTGGAAATCTGCAAATACTTGTTTTCTAAGTTGTTATAAGTTTCTATTACACTATTCATGAGTAAGTATGTATTTGAATAATTCAGGGTTTAGTGCTGCCAACATTTGTATCATATTGGATGTAACAGTCGTAAGATACTCGTTGCCTATTTGGGGCATCTCATCATCGTCCCCAAGACCGAATAATTCCCATCCAATGTGGCAGATTTCATGAAGGAGAGTTCCTTTATAGTCTTCCACACACTGGTTTGGGTCAATCGTAAGCAAGGATTTGGGAAATTCAACACAGCCATACAAACTTTCTTTATCTAAAGTTTTCTGTTTAATGGTAAAGGTCTTTATTCCCGTGTAAACAACCATTGGATGTGAGTGATTTTTCAATTTTGTCATTTGATCTTTTGAGATATAATAAGTTTAGAATAGTCCATAACAGACGGAATAACGTATCTAGATCTCCCATTTCTGGACTTGATAACGAATATTCTAGCTTCTCCTTTGTCAAACTCCAATTCGTTTTGATTTACAGAGAATACGAGGTCACACACTCGCGTCTTTCCATATGAATCCGCAAGCTCTGTGTCGGTGATTAAACTAACCCGTTTACCTTCCCTATTAGTCTGTGTAGCTGTCCACACAAGGCACTTATGCTCAATCGCTAGGCCTCTGAGTTCTTGAGCGAGTCTTTCCTGCGCCTGATATTCCATCATAGAAGAATCCGTGGTCAATAGTTCTAGATAATCTATGATAATGACATCCGGTGTAAAATCCTCTACGTTCCTAAGCTGGATGAGGAAGGATCTGAGGGTATTAACAGTAGCCCTTTTAGTAGGAAACTCTTTTATCATAAGGGAACCCATGTCTGGTTTAGCCTTCTTAATCTTATTGAATCTCTCCTTAACAATGTCTCTGCGGTACTTTAATTCAGATTGTTTTACGTGAGTGAATATACTATCCAATCTTTGCGCAACCCTATCCTCTGACATCTCCAAAGAGATGTATAATACATCATGACCATCAAGTATAGAACGAGCAGCTTGATTAGCGAGGTACAAAGACTTCCCAACACCAGGAGGCGCTACTACCATAGCCAATTCCTTAGCCGCGAGGCCTCCTTCAAGGGATTCGTTCAGAGACTCAAAAATAGTTCTAAACTTATAGACTTTTCCGTTCTCCTCTTTGGAAAGTCTGTCGTCAAAGGAATTAAAGTAGTTGATACCAAGGTCGAGATTTCTGGTGACGGACAAAGCTCCACGAACTAAACCCTCAATATCGTCATATTTCTTCTGTTCTATAAGACCAACAGAAGATACGATAGCACTTGTAATGGCTTGCTCACGAGCAAAATTCTCAACGAGGTCTAAGAGATAAGCTTCATTACTCAGAGATTTCTCATCGAGAGTATTGATTAACTCCAACTCTTCTTTAAAATCAGACAGAAGCTCACTATGTGATTTCATAGATTTAATCTCTTCCAAAATAAAATCATCCGCTGGGAGCTTTTTATACTTCTGATAATGGTCCACAATTATCTGAAAAAACTTCTGGTGTGACGGGTATTCAAAATACTCCGCCTTCACCATAGGCATAGACTGAACCAAAAAATTAGGATCAGATTTAGCTAAGTAAATAATCCCACGCTGAATGCTGTCTGCTAATTCGTATGCCATTTCACCCTATTAAAGAGGAAAGATCACCATTAAATCAAACCTTTTTACGGAGTCTGTCCGGAATTACCAGAGCCACGTAGGGTGTGTTCCTTTTCGATGCCTTTCAGCTTGGATACCGCATCCTTGTTTAGCTCTATAGCTCTCTTCCTTTTTTTCTCCGCCTCTTCAGGAGTAGCCTTTCTCGCAATACCAGCCTTACGTAACACTTCATGGTCTATCTTCATTTGACTATAAGGAGAGACACCCGTCTTTCCCTTGATGGCCTCTGCGGTGTTTCTAACCTCTTCATCATGCCATTTGTGGGCTTTATATGTGTTATCTCTTTCTATATCCGTCTGATTTCTGTAGAAAGTAGGAGTCCCTCCCTCAACCGTGAAATCTGCTATAGAACCATCACTCATATGTCTCTTAGCGCGTTTCCCACACTCAGGGCACTTTACCCACTTTTTCATGTCAGACATAGAACACATGACATCTTCAATATGATTGCATGAAGCACACAGATACTCGTAAAAAGGCATTATATCTCACACACTCCTGATTTACACGTTTCTAGAGAATACGTAGTGTCATCTATAGAGTCCTTCTTAAAAAGCAGATCCAAATCTAAAGTTTTCAAATCAACAGCTTCCAATGGCCCATTACCCCTAGAACCAGCCTTGTAGAAAGTGAACCCTTTCATGTCATTTGCGTAAGTCAACAGATCATCATATATAGTATCAGGAGAAAAATTAGCTGGTAGGTTGCAGGTTTTGGACACGGCTGAATCCACAAACTGTTGTACAACAGACTGAACTTTTATATGCTCTTCTGGGGTTACTTCGTATGCACCCACAACGTGCTTAGTATCTCTCCCTCTCAAATACAAGTCCTTAAATAATGAATCAACAACAAGAGACTCATTCCAAACACCGTCAGTGCCTGTTCTCCATCTTCTCTTATAGACTGGGGAGAATATGGGCTCAATGCCAGTAGAAACACCCATAACCATGCTAACAGTTCCAGTCGGTGCTACTGTCAAAAGAATTGCATTTCTTATACCATTTTTCTTAATGTCGGAGCGTATCCTAGAGGGAAGAGTCTTTAAAAATTTCTCGCCCTTTAAGCGACCCCAATCATATGCCTCAAAAGAACCTTTCTCCTTTGCTAGGTACATGGAGGCTTTATACGCCTCATTTCTTATTGTTGCAAATAAGCGCTCTAAAAATTCTAGACACGCTTCCGAACCATAACGATACCCTGCTTTTATCAAAAAATAATGGAGGCCTGTAACTCCTAACCCTATGCGCCTAGACCGAGTGCCAGCTTCAACACACTCTGGTATAGGAAAATGATTTGTTGTTAGTATGTTGTCAAGAAATCTCACACCAGAGCGGATTGTACGAGCAAGACGCCTCCAATCGATGACCCCATCAATATCAACCATGTTAGCCAAATTGACATGCCCCAGACAGCAATTTCCATACGCAGGGAGAACCTCTTCGCCACACGGATTAGTAGACGGCATATATTCAAAGTACGATACATTAGTGTATTCATTGGCAAAATCAACATTGAAAATACCAGGCTCTCCAGATTCTATCGCATTATCTATAATCCTCTTCCATATATCCCTAGCCAACAAAGTAACCTTAGTAGAGTTCTGGAAAAGGTCGGCATGATGTTTGAGATGATGCATTTTGGCTATGCCATACGAATCTTCTTCGTTTTGAGCTACCACACTCACCACATCATCCCCTAACTCTGATTTTCGGTTCAACTCATAAGTATAATACCGCTCATGACGACCACCGAAAGTGAAGTACCATTCATCATTATTTTCTACTGCCTCTATGAAAGATCGGGTTATGGCAACAGACACATTAAAGTTCGTTAATTCCTTGCGGTCAAGCTTAACGTGAAGAAATTCTAGAAAATCAGGATGAGTTACATTTAGAATGGACATTAGTGCTGTTCTCCTATTTTTCCCAGCTCTAACATGGTTCCCAATCTCATTTATCATGCGCATGACAGAGATAGACCCTGGAGAGGAATATCTTATATTCTGTATGTCAGACCCTAGGGGACGGATTTTAGAAAAATTAAATCCTATCCCTCCTCCTCCACAAGAAATCTTATACATGTCACTGATAGTCTTGCCAATGCTCTCTACATTGTCTTCTGGGTCTAGGACATAACAGTTCAGTAGATTTTGTTTACTTCTTCCAGCTCCAAATAGTATCCTCCCTCCCGGGACAAAATCTCCTGCGTTGATAGAATCAAAAAATTTCTTCTCCACCTTCTCTCTCTGGTCTGGTGGCTCTGGGTCTGCGGCTGCTCTTGAAACCCTTCTAGAGCATTCCTTCCATGTTGTTTCACCAGGATAAGCATATTTTTCTAGAAATATAGCTTCCCCCAGGGAGTCCTTTACTATCTCATACGCCATTACTATACTTCCATTATCGCTATTACAGAATCCTCTGCTATGATGAGATATATATCTTCATCCAGCTCTATCTCTCTTCCACTAAATTCTTCAAAAAGAACCCTCTGACCCTCTTTGAGTTTCCCGCTAGTTTCGTCTCCTACAGATTCTATGACTCCTTCACACGTAGGATTGTCTTTAACCTCATCAGGAATTATAATCCCAAACTTGGCTTCCACCTTCTCGATGTGTCTCTTAACTAAAATTCGGTTATGGTATGGTATAATTTTCATATTATTTGCAGGTTGTTAGATTATTCTTTTTTCTGACGAATAAGCGTTCTGCATCGTCTTCTATTAAAGAATTCAAGTAAGGATTATGGGTTATCAAAAACAACTTTTTATTAGAAGATATACTGGATATTAACTCATATAAACCTCTAATTCCCCCCCTATCCAGAGAATCTCCGACCTCATCAAAAAATATTATATTCGACCCATCTTTACCAGAAAGAAGTAGCAGGTCATTTAAAGCCATCATGACAGAGATAGAAAATTTCTGTTTCTCTCCTCCAGACAAAGACTCGAAATGTATTGTGCTACCAGAAGATCTTATCTCTTCCATCAGGCTGTCATCAAATTCAATAGAGAACGCATTATTTGAAAGAATACTAAGATAATAATTGGCTCTTTCATTGAAATAATCCAGAACATTCCTAATTATGTACTTGACCAATCCTTGTTCGGAAAAGGCAACTTCCCAAAATTTCATGATGTCATATTTCTTCTGAGCTTCCTCCATCTGCTTAGAGTATTTTCTAGACAGAGCCTGCTGTTCACGAATAGACCTATTAGTTAGAGCTATTTTGATATCGGTAGTTTTTAAGATTTCCACAAGTTCATAGTCAGAGGACGAGATGGGTATAAACATATCATCAAATTCCTTATAGCGTCTCTTTAACTCTTTTCTTATATCAATTTTTTGTTGGTACAAGACTTCTAATCTCTTTTCATTTTCCTCTCTCTTTGTAGAGATAGCTTCTGGTTGTTTGCTACAATGCTCACAAATGGAGTTGGCGCTAAAAAATTCAATATTGCTTTTAGCTTTGCTGATAGAGACAGTCACATGGGAAAGTTCATTTTGTACATCTCTCATGGAAAGTTCCTTATCAATTTTAGCAGCTTCCAACTGCTGTATCTCAGAAAGAGAATATTTCATAATGAAATCATGTTTCTCCTTCGTCAATAGCCCCTTTGCATGTGCCTTTTCATCCCTACAACCCTTCAATCGTCTTTTCAATCTATTGGTCTTTTGTAGAGATTCGCTCTGTAAAGTAGCGGCAATCTTTTTTTCAGAATTAAATTTAGACTTCAGCGAACGTATCCTAGACCTGTTCTTGAAGAGATCAGTAATGTTAAGAAAATTTTGTATGATGGATCTCTTCTCCTCAGCCGTACATGAGAGGAAATTTACATTGTTTTGCTGTCCAAACACTATAGATGCCAAAAAAACATTATAACCCGTGTTTAGAATCCCTTCCAGATATTCCTGAGTTTGCAAAACTCCTTCTCTAGTCACACTCTTTCCGTCAACTTTAACAATTAGCGAAGGGGGTTTTTTAGTTCTAGTTATTACTACATTATCATTAACGGTAAGAGTTACTTTGCATTTGCCTGTGGTAAATGTATTGATCAAACTCTTTTCAGAAGTCTTCCGTATAGTCTTTCCAAATAAAGCAAAAACTACAGCTTCTACTATAGAACTCTTACCCGCGCCATTGGAAGAGAAAGGTCTTGTATCTTCGTTCTTTCCTATGACATGAACAAGCCCACTGTATTTGTCAAAATCCAACTCAGTTTTCCCGATGGAGAGAAAATTTTCAACCACCACTTTGTTAATTTTCATCTCGTATCTCTTTTAAAGAATTCATGAGATCCTCCTTAGTAAAAACAGAATTCCTAGAGTCTATGTAACTTTCTATAACCCCCTCATCCAATGTAAATATTTTCCTGTCTGGCGTGTAGTCAGACATAAATTTTGGAAGTAGGTCTTCAAATGAAAATTCTAAGTAATCTACATCATACTCGTCTATCACTTTATCATGTATTTGGCGTTTCACGTATTCATCTAATCTGTCGAGCTTGACTCGCAACATAGTAAAAAATTCTGGAGTAATTAGAGATTTTCCTTTAGAGGGTAAATCGTCAATGTTACACATGACATGTCTGATCCCAAAATTCACAGATTTTCGTATAGGTCTAACATCCCCATCCCTTATCATAAGTTCAGTATAGTATTTTTTCTCATTCGCTTCTCCAAACGAATTAGAATACTGGGTTCCAATAATGAATATGTTATCATATCTCCTGGATCTGTGAATATGCCCTAGAAAACTGTATTTGTTTTTTGGGAAATGCCATCTCTTGAGACGTGACTCGTATGAGTATGCTCCATTTGATACACACCCATCGAAACCAAAATGTCCTATAAGATGATTTTTTGCTTTCTTTACTTCACATACAATTTTCTCTTCATCTTCGTAGTGAGGTACAAAATCAAAGAAAACACCTCCTATTGAGACAGTCTCAGTATCTATGATTATTTTTGCCTTGTCAGAAAACAGAGACAGTGTTGTATGAGAAGAACCATCCTTGTGAATCGTATCATGGTTCCCACGTAGAATTATGATGTTCTTGCATCGTACAGAATTCAAAAATTTTCTGAGGGCTAATAGTTCCTCTCCCCCAGGATTCCTCTTGTGGAAGATATCACCTCCCATTATAAGAGTGTCTGGGGGCTTAGCATTTACAATTTTTGTTAATGTCTTTACTTGGGTATCTAAAAACCCAGGAACATAATCACTCCTGAGGTGTGTATCACTAATGAGAAGTGCTCTATGAGTTCTCGACATAATTTAAAATCTCGTCATAGTTATCTACCACACCGTGAGAATCGAACACTACTTCAGTTAAATCTCCAAACGAATTACCTACTTCAACATCAACCTCAAAAGGAACTAAAAATTTCAAATTATAATATTCCTCCAGATCATCAATCCTAGTGAGTTCATATTTCAGAATTTCCACGACTTCTTTAATGATACCCTTATCACATTGCACTTCAACACTATCGTGAACAGTAGCCAGAATTTGAGCATCGAGACCTTCTTTATCTAAACGGCACTGCAGTCTCTTTAAAGCGTGAAGCATCATATCAGATGCAGAACTCTGAATTACAAAGTTCATCCCTTGACGAAGAGCTCTAAACTTGTACTTCGAGACTGGGCTGTCTACATTAGACAGATTTCTTCTACGACCAAACAGACTAACCGCACACTTATTCTCTAGGATGTACTTATGCACAAACTTTATCCACTCAAAAACTTTAGGGAAAGAAGTCTGATATGAAGAAAAAATTCCCTTAGCATATCCGATACTTTTTCCAATTTGCTGGGCAAGCTTGGAAGGGCCTCCTCCGTAAACTATGAGAAAAGAAACACTCTTTGCGATTTGTCTCTCCTCCTTGGTTATTTCATTAATAGGTTTATCATAAATGAGAGAGGCTGTGTACTTATGCAAATCCTGTCCTGTTTTAAATGCATGTATTAGACTCTTGTCACGACAACACTGAGCCAAAACACGAAGTTCAGCGGCAGAAAAATCAGCAGCGATGAAGACCTTATTCGGATCAGATACCATAAGTTTTCTAATGTTTACGTCGTCATCACTTGGTCTAGGTAATGTATGAAAAGAGACACCTTTACGCATTCCACCCCCAGCGCTATACAAGGAGCAGCTTAGTCTACCAGTAACCGTAGAGGCAAAATTATAATTAGAATAAATCTTACCGTCCTCGTTCCACTCTATCGCAGCTTCCACTCCCTTTACATAGGTGTTATACTGTTTAGTCTTTGACTTATACTCTAAGAGCAAATTTATAAATTCGATGACATCAGCACTCTTGCTGTTCCTTTTAATAGTTTGTAAGTGTTCCTCAGTGATTGCTGGCTTTTTGGTCTTGGCAGAAAACTCTAAAGGAGTTATATTAAAACCTTCATCGGAGAAAAGGACTTTCCCCAGGTCAACAGTCGAATTGGGATTAACCCCTGAAACCGGGGAAATATCACTCAAAGAAGCCTTTAACGCCTTCAACTGTTTAGATAATACTCCCTCAAGAACAACTAAATATTCCTTGTCAATGGAGATTCCTCTGTTCTCTACATCTCCTAGTATGAGAGCGATGTCCTTAAGTAGTTTATAATACACATGGTCAAGGTTAAGCTTTTTTATATCTTTGGATAGAATATCCCAACTCCTCAAGGTGAAATCACAATCCATAGCATTGCCAAACGCCATATCAGATAATGGCATATCCCCCCAGTCATGTGTCTCGGCGTTTGTTACTGTTAGCATTTTCTGACTTTAACCCCTCTCTCTTCTAAGAAAGAAATAACGTGACTAAAAATACGCTGGTTTCCACCAATTAATTCTCCAGGAAAAATTCCCGACCCGAATTCGTTGTCAGAAAGAACAGCTTCTGCCATTGCACAACATGTATATCCAGTCGTGCGCGCCATAGACGAAGTTCTAGTTACAAGATCCGTCTCGTCATATATTTCCCACACATGACGGTCTGTGCCTCCTTTAATAGTTACTCGCATAAAAGTGAACTCATCGTCTTCGGGAGTTAATTTCCACGAGTCAAATAAAACCTTCGATGTTGATTCTAAATTTTCCTTTGTAAAAAATCCAGAATCACGCAAAAATATCATCTGCTCCCTATGTCCTGGGTACCGTAAGGTTTTTTCTCTCATATTTGGGATATGCTTCATCGTAGTCAATAAAGACCTTAAGCCATCAGTATTGAACGCTTGTAATACTGTATCCTTCATTACAACGTGCTGAGGGTCAGACAGAGCTCTCTTAGTAACAACTTTTCCATTTTCAAACATACGAGCTGGTCTGATATATTCTTGAATGACATCCGCCGGAGAAAAAGGGGCTTTGTATGTGTACTTCTCCTTCATCAGGCCCCCCACCAAGCACTCAAAAGAGTCAACCTTCATTAAAGAATCATGATGTCCTAATATCAAGTTATCTAATCCAGGAGCTATCCCCATATCAACAACAGCAGTCACACCCTTTTTAACAGCTAGATCATTTAAGGATAGGGCATCTTCAGGAAAAAAAGAAATGTCTACAACATTTACTCCAGCCTCGATTATACTCTTTAGGGTTTCAAACCCAAGAAAACCGGGAACAGCACAAATAACTAAATCAAAATTTTTAACTGTTCGTTTTAAATAATCTTTGGCAGAAATATCAAAAAGAATAGTTTCAAGGTCGGGTACAGAATCAAGAGCTGACTCTGTATTGTCCGCAACAGTCACATCATGTCGCTTGGCTAGATCCTGCGCTATGGTCCTCCCGATCAACCCACACCCTAATACTAATACTTTCATTAAAATTTCAATAGTTCTTTAGGAAAATATTGTTTCACAAGATCCATCAAACCATGAGGTACGTTCTCATCAACCAGAGAGTGCATTATTTGCGTGTCCTCCATATTGTTAAATTCTTCCACCCCCCACGAACGTAGAAATTTATAATCAAATTTCAGATTATGTGCAATTTTTATTATTCTCTCATTTCTCATTAGAGATTTTACTCGGTTCCTTATGTGTGCAAGTTCCGATGGAGAAAACTCACATTCCGCATGGTAAATAGGGAATACGAAAGCATGCTTTTCCTTATATGAAATGCCTATCGTCATTATCTTATGTTTCTTGAAATCAAGACCATTAGTCTCCAGATCAAAAGATACGGCATCACTCCCATCCGCTTCATCCATCAACTCATCAAATTTCCCTATATCTCCGTTTATGAGTTCATAAGGAGAACCATCAAACTTGTTCTCCTTTAGTATAAACTTGCTATATGCGTTATTAATATCCTGTACAAATAAGGATCTAAGTTTTGGCTCTACGTACAAAGAGAAAGGGTGGAGAGTAGGTACCACAGGGACTGTTTCCCCAGATTCCAGTTCAACTGCAAATTCCTTCCCGCGCTTAGACAATATTCCGGATTTCTTGGTAACAGCTTTCAAAGCCAGGTTTCCTAACGGTATTATTAGGCTTGGCTGAATAGCTTCAAGATCCTCCGATAAATACTTTCTATGAGCGGTCAAAACCTCAGTAGTGACATCCTCTTCTCGGGTATCAAAACTCTTCAATGCTGCCACAAACTGGTAACAGTCAATAGGGAGCTTAGTTTTCTTAAGGAGACTTGATAAAATACCAAACTCCTTATCTGAAAATTCGTAAACTCTCCCACGTCTATGTGTATACGAATCGTGCACAAAAACAATCTTCTCAGGTCCAACATCGGACCGGAAAACACTGGATGAACTATCTTCCTTTTCAAAGGAATCAAAGAGATTTTCTAATTCTTGCATCTATAATAAGATATGGTTAAATCTAAAAAAAAGACTCATTATCTAAACAATACAGATTTTGAGAAAACTATTAAAAATTATTTAGAGGATCCTAAAAAATACGAAGACGAGTTGGTTACCAAGTTGGATCTTCTCATAACAAACATCCTCCATACTTTCAAATTCAAAATAGACCAGGATGATGCAAAACAGGAATGCTTCATGTTAGCTTTTCGAGTTCTGAAAAATTTCAATCCTAAAAGTGGCTCAGCGTTCAATTATTTTACCACGGTGTTCGTTAATAATTTAAAATTGATGTACACTAAAAATAAAAAATACTCGGAAAAAATTCAAAAATATCAAAATCTCAGGACTCCTGACGAATACCAGACTTGAAATAAGAATATATCCGTGGATAGTAGTCAATCACCTGGATACGTCCCTTGGTTGTTTTCACGAGGCTTGGAACTCTCGTAATATGAAATGCAGTGAACGCATGAGGGAGATCCCAACTATTGATTAAATATAGTCTTTCATATCCTTCCTCTTTCTTCCACTCCTCTATGATTTTCAGTATCTCGTTACAGTCTTTACCCCATAAGCTATAGTACAAGAGACAAAAATCCTGCTCTTTCCTTTTTCTTACTAGGTTATTGAGCTGAGTCTCTTTGCTGAGCTCTTCTACGAGTCTCTCAGCCATCAATTCTCTCTGATGTACCAGAGAAATCAAGAGAAGACGCATCGAGCCCACTCTGTTTAAGAATGTTCTCTTTTTCTTCATCTGTCATGCTATTGATACGATCAGTCAACTGAGTCATAAAGGACTCAATACCTTTAAAAAACAAAACTTTTGCAAATTCACTGTCATCGGACTCTGGCGGTTTAATAGCTTCACGCAGGGCATCCCACTGCTCAGTCTCTGCTTTAGTCATCTTAATGTATAGTTTCAATCTTCTCTTACTCCTTTTAAGTTTAAAATTCCAGTTAATTTTTGTAGGGTCGAAAGTAAATAAAGGAACGCGAATCCTTTCCATGCACTATTAAAGCTGATGAATAAGAAAATGAACCCAAATAAACTATTAAACTTGGAAAACGAATTTTACAAAAAACCACGCATAAACAGCCGAGCAAAGGGAAACAATTTTGAAAGAGCTCTTGCAAAGAAACTGAACTCAAGATTCAACACAAAGGAGTTTTGTAGAACCCCTGGATCCGGTGCTTTTGGAACCACACACACGCTCCCTGAGCACTTGAAAGTTCATGGGGATCTAATCACTCCGGAATCATTTAAGTTCGTCATAGAGGCTAAGAAAGGCTATGACGTGAAGCTGGAAGACATATGGAAAGAAAAGAGTGATTTGTACTCTTTCATAGAGCAAGCTAAGAGGGATGCAAAGACATCCAACAGAGAATGGCTCCTAATATACAAAAAAGATAGACAGAAGGAAATAGTAATAACCGAAAAAGCTCATCCTATTAAGGAACAACTGAGAATTCAGGAAAAGTATTATGTGTACCTTCTAGAGGACTTTCTAAGCCTTCCGAATGAACATTTCTTCGAAAACTTCAACGATGGTTTCACGTATTAGGGCTTTAATTTCTAGACTTCTCGATTCTCCTAACCCTCCCCTGCGTCCTTTGCTCCTTCTAACCATTTCGCTGGGACTTACAGAGACTTCCATCATGGAACCAGGACCTCCATCTCCTCGTGCTCTGTAACGTACCTCTACAATATTCTTCCCGCTCTCCCTACCACCTCTATACATCTTGAATCCCTTAGGATCAGCTACTACTTCAATACCTTCGGAGTTTGTTTTCGCGTTATATATCCCAGTACCTGTTGTAAGTTCAGTGGCTAAGTCATCAAAAAGTACACTCTGAGGAATCATAAGCATATCTCCTCTTGATCCAACTCTGAAACTAATCATTTTCTCCGCAGTAGACGCTCCACCCATAAGAAAATCCATGGCAGCAGCCGCCTCTATCTCTTTGGGGCTTGCTGGCTTGTCTCCATTCAGACGATTGAAAGTATGCCAAGTCTCAGTGAATAAACCCTCCTTATTCCTCCTTTGCTTATCGCCATTAGGATCACGTTGGTACCGCTCTAAGCGGTCTATCACATCACTTATTTGGTCATTTTGTGGAAAAGTACAGTTTGCTCGTGCTGCCTGTAGATCTCCTAAAAGAGAGTCCAAGGTGTTTGGGTCCCTCAAGTACGCGGCAGGGTCAACTCCAGGTGGTTTTACGGGAGAAGCAAGAGCTTTTCGTACCCTGTCCGAATTTGATATCGAGCGCCGACGAGCAGCCCGCACTCTATTCAAATCTTGTGGGCTTACGTTCTTTTCCTGTAGAGCATTAAGATGAGTCTCAAAAACTTGATTCGAAGCTAGGGAGTGGAGACCCTTTGGACTTATCGCGTCTCTTCCAAACTGCACATGAGCCTCACCTCTTCTCGGATCAGGATTTTTGTGCTCACGTGGGATTAAGTAGTAACCAGTTTGTGGATCTTCTTGGAAAAGACGTTGGCGCGAGGAAGTGTGTGTGGAACCGTTCCCTTGTAAATATCTCTCTGCAGATGCTTTATCCTTAAATACCAATGCGCTATCGCCTTTAAATTTTTCAGCTCTCTCAGATCCATTCCCACCATGCGGTAATCTACTAGGATCTACATAGCCTGTAAGCTTGTTTAGCGTCACTCCTCCAAACTGATTAGTCATCCCAACAAAACCAGGAAATGAACGGAGCTCCGCAGCGACCTCTAATTCTGGTATCATATAAGAAGCTACCGTTAGTACAGCCAATTTCTTCACATCCTTGTCCGTAACAAGACCCTCTAGAACCTTATCCCCAAAAGCATGCTCCAGAAACTCCTCTGCATCCGCTACAACATCTGGATACATTTTCTCAATCCCATCGAAGGATCCATGTGCGTCTCTAACAAACTCGATAAACTTGTTAGTTCTGGATTCAATAGCTCCTATGGAGAGACGAAGAGCTGCAGTAATTTCCCCACCCAATCTCTCTTTCTTCCGGCTGGGAGATAGCTCTACCCAATCTACGAAAGCATTTGCAATAAGAGGGGCTGTCTCGTCTACTCGTGACCTTATAGTAGGCCAGTCAGATCCTCCTGCACTACCGGTGGACGAAATTAACTGCTCTCCACTATCACACTTCTTGACCTTTCTCACAGCATCTATAATATCAAAAAGAGGGTTGCTCACTTTTACACCAGGGGAGGAACTCAGAAGTCTACCAGTAAAATGAGTACCTTGATAACGATTCACGCTGCTGTGGTCTTTAAGCTTCTCTGTTTGAATACCAGCAGACATCAAGGGCTTTTCTGCATCGCTTGTCAAAGACCCATACATAAGCTTACTTTGTTGACCAGTACCTCCTCTAGTGAAAAATCTATTCAAAATCTTTTCTCTCTCCTGGCGACCCCCCACCTCGAAACAAGCTCCTTCATTTTTAGCAGCATCTGACAAAATGGACAGGAAGCTACCGAAGTCATCAACGAATTCTTTTATAGCTTCTTCTCCGAAATCCTCACCCTCGAGCTCATATATTCCAGCAAACTGCTGTGACCATAGAGTAACTCCCGGTGTCATCCTATTTTCGATTTTGTCTGCTATACCTTGAACTAAGAGGCGTGCCCTCTCCTTAAGGTCACCATCCTTATCTGGTATATTGAGAGCTGGGTCGTTAGCTAAGTCTTCAATTCGGGGTGCCAATCCGAGGATATTCTGAGCTTCCGGGTGCAGGACAGGCATTTCCATGGCAGCAGGGTCTTCCGCTCCAAGATCTTCCGCTTCAAGACCTGCTTCATCCTCATCCTTCAACCTCAACTCTAAGTATTGTATTAGGGTATCTTGACTAGCGCTGTGCTTGTTTCCTTGGTAATCTCTCCAAGCCACCATTCCAGGGTCTTCAGTTGATGTCCCAATAAAAGGAGAGAGGCCGATATTGTCAGCTGATATCCCACCAGTAGCAGGAGATTTTGCAGTGTGCAACAAACTTTGTAAATCCTTCTCCTCGTATGACCCTTCTGGAAATTCTCTGTTTAGAGAAAGTTCCCTGGAACCGCCTTGCTCTCCTAAGAGGGCTTCTGACAGAGAATACCTCCTCTTTCTAAGTTTAGAGTAGGTATCTAGGAGATCTGTAAGAATATGCATTAGCCCTCAAACATAAATAGGGAATGTTCCATACGAGACATTCCCTATTATAGTAAATTATTTTAAATTTTTAATCAGTACCGGCATATTGTACAGCAAAATCAAATCTAAGGATGAGTTCCACTGTGTGAAACTCGTTAGTACCATAATTAAATTCAGCCGTTTTCCAAGCCTTTGGATATGCTCCATACAAGTAAATCATTTTAACAGGGGTCATCGTATTATCAAGTTGATAAAGCTTTACACGAGTTTTAAATCCTCCTGTGGGATCTCCTTGGGTAAAGTTGGGAGTGAAAACCCCGTTGATAGGGTCATATGCAGTACTCATCCAATTGAACAAAGTCTCCGCGAGTTGTCCTCTAACCAAGTTATCGAAAGTAATAGTAACTTCTTCCGGAGTAACTTTTCCAGGGTAGTAAAACTTGTCGTTGACTCTATCGGCAATGATATCTTCGGAAGTAAATCCAATACTCGTCACTTGTTTGGCTGCCAAAGTTAAAACAGTATCATCGGTTCCCTCCATACCAGGAGGCATTGCGATTTCTACTTCCCATTGGAAAGCACGGTATGATTCAAGACCTTCAGATAAAGTCGGAAGATCTCCTATGTTAAGAGTTCTGTCAGTTTGATTTGCGTAGTATCCTCTAGCCATTAGTAAATGTCCTCTATTCTATATAGTTTAAGTTGTTCCAATATCAGCGGACTGGTTGGTAAGGTTCAATTCAATTACAAACACTTCTGCAGTCTTTGTGGGTTTGATGAGGATTCTACACCACATCTCATTTCTATCGACCCTTAGTGGTGTATTAGTGGTTTCATCACAGACGACCCTAAACTCGGTGATCCCTCTCCCATTCTTGATATTATTAAGAAGAGGTTGTACGATGTTGACGACTCGACTCCAAGTAATAGGATCGTTAGGCTCGAACACGAGAGGTCTCGTTGAAGCCAAAAGTATCTTGCGGATGATAATCATCATACGTCTTATATTAACTCTGTCAAGAGCTGTGGAAGCCCTCTGGGTAGTTTTCTGCCCCCAGATAACAATTCCATCACCAGCAAACTTAACAATTGGGTTTACGCATTCGCCAGCCCCGTAAAGAGCATCTCGATCACCCTGATTTAGGGATACCTCGACATCAAAAGGACGCGTTAGTCTTCCTCTAACAAGGCCTGCTGGTGCAGACCACGTGTTTGCAATTCTGTCTGTTTCGCACATGGCTCCTATGGCAAATGCCGCAGGATCAACCCATGTATCGGCTGCGCTAAAGACATCGAATATTTTGACCCAAGGCCAGTACACAGCAGCGTAAGAACTATTCAATGCAGCAGTCCTTCCAGTGTAGACTCCGTTGGTCCAGTTAATCGCATCTTGCGCTGAGGTAAGCCCTTTCGGAGGGGACACCAAAGCCATGAAATTTTGAGAGGTTTCCGCAATGGATACGAGAGTATTCTGGAGAATTTGATCACTTATACCAGGTATACACGCCATTGAAATGTTCAAAGACTCGTCGTCTAAAGCATAGATTCCAGTCTTACTTGCTTGACTGCCAATGAAGGCACTTCTTATGGTATCATTAAAGGAACCACTATTGTCAGCCAAGTCTCCATTGGTTCCTCCATACAGTGAGGAAGTTCCATCGATGAACTTAACAAATCTGATAGAATTACCTACAGGACCCGGGGCCCGAACTCCCGGCGTTTCGTTCCAGTTAGTAACAACTTGATTGTCCGTAAGTGCAAACAATGTTTGGAATGATGTCGGAGCAGTCCAAGACTCTGCGTTTGTCTTAGGCGCCACTTCAGAACCTAACCCATTATAAAATGAGGCTTTTATAAATTTGGACGTCGCATCTGTGGTTCCAACATTAAGGACTTGTTCTGGAAATTGGCTATCTTTAACAAAATCCATAGTATAAGATTCTTCGAAACCTCCATCATTGAAGACCTGAAAAGTCCAATCTTTCCCTATTTTTGAATTTACCTTAACTTGAAGTCCGTAGTAGTTGGTGTTGTTTCCAACTGTAATGGCGCTGTAGTTATACCCTTTGCCAGCCCACATTGATTGGACAAAATATGTCCCTCCAGGACCACCACCAGAAACAGTTCCTCCATAACCAGTAACGTGAGAGTTAGAACCAGTCAGCTCGGCACTACCGGAAACCTCTCCGGTAGTGGCAGAGACTTGTGTTAAAACCCTGCAATGTGCGTACGCGGTTGCAGTGTTAGTTGAGCCACTAGCAGCCGACACTTCCAAAGAAGCCCCTGAGCCTGCATATGTCCCAACAAACCATCCGATTGGACCACTTCCTGAAGTGGACGACACGAAAGTAAAAGGAAAATCACTAGTCTGCTTGGCAGATATAGCTTTAACTATGGATTGAGCACCCGCTTGTCTAGTGCCCACAGCAGGAGTTGAGTCAGTCCACTTATCTACCGGCAATTCATAATAAGCAGCATGATCGGCACTACGACCCTGAGTAGGGGTAACATCTGAGGAAGCATCGTTAGATATCTTAAATAAGAATTTTCCGTACTGTTGCCCTCTCCAACCTGCGCCTCCTCCGGGGCCCGCTACGGCATCTCCAGAAACAGCAACAGCGGGACACACGCCATAAGGAACTTGAGCAGAAGCGTCAATACCAGAAGTATTAATAGCACGCACAAAATACAGTGAGCTAGTCTTATTGAGGATTTCTAGAGCAGCGAGTACCCCTTGACCCCCAAGAACTCTGTCTGGACGTCCGAACTCCTCAAGGAGTTGTGTGGTACTGGTTATCATCTTCGCTTTGTTCGGTCTTCCCCGAGAAGCAAATCCGACAATACCGGCAATGGAAGAATTTACAGACGGAGGAAACTCCGAAAAATCCTTTTCTACGATATAAACACCTGGGCTGTTGTACGTGGGCATACTTTATTATCCTACTTTTACAATTGATAGTATCTGACGGTTAGCCAGCTCTCGGACTAGATCGGTCACAAAAGACAATGGGACTGTAACATATTCTTTCGGTCGTAGGTGCTTATGAACATACCCACCAGTGCAAGAAAAAATTAATTCTTCATTTTGATTCCCTAAATTCCTTATAGTAACCATCGTAATCCTCTATGTTATTTATGCATCCAAACACCCTAGCGTGTTCTATTTTTATTAACTATCTTTGATGTCTTCCCTTATCTGATAGATAGAAGTTTGAGCCGCAGTAGCAGAAGCAGACAAATCCAAAAAAGGTTCTATAACTATATCTGCATTAAGCATCTCCAATTGTCCTGTATTAGTGTACAGATATTTTTCATTTGGCACATACGCCTCTACCTCAACCTGAATAGACCGTTTTAATACCCTATCCTGCCTATCAGAGACTACGGTTACGGAATTGTCAGCTACTTGAGTTATAAATCCTAAGATGTAACTGCTGAATTTGGTTCTGAATTCCAGAGAAGGATTAAACATAAGTTGTATCTTCTCCGTTATCTGGTTTAGATCCTCGACATACTTAGCCCAGATATTAACCATAAAAGAAAGCCTAACTGCTTTAGGAGCAATAGAGACAACCCTCGTAGCCCTTTGCTTTGTTTTATCCCATGCAGTCTCGAAAACTACATGCATATTAGTCCTTCTCCTATCTACATCATCTTCGATGTCAGAAATGCCAATGGAGATTACAGGGAGAACTAAGTTTCTATCTTCTTTTATTTTGGCAATAGCTCTCTCAGGATTCGCATAAAAAGTAGGGATATCCACAACAGCCTTATCCTCTGAGTCTATTATACTAATTGTTTGCATTTTTCGTATCAGAAATTGAGTGTACTCGCGATAAAAATCTGCTTGTGTATGCCCTTTTCCCAACTCCAATTCTTGGAGTGCCTTACGAATTTCTAGTAAAGGATTTGCCATGTTGTTAGCCTCCTATCAAACCTATTATATCTACACCCGTAACTGTGTCTCCTATTGTACCAGCGCATCCTTGCATACAAGTAGCACCAGCCATGGGATCACAATAAGCATCACTCACTTGGTATACTATTCGTCCACCTCCCATACTAGCAATTGGCGTGAGAACCTGGATGCATACTGAATCTGGTTCAGTAGGTGGAGGTGGTTTCTCTGGCTTTGCTGGAAACAAACCTCCTACACCATTACCATTTCCATTTCCTGTGGATCTCTGGGTTCTTTCCATGGCGTACACAATGATTGCATCAGGATATCTCTCTATTAGGGTTTTGAATATCTTCCCAACAAACTTCTTAGGGTAATTTTCCGTGTAAAAAGGGGACAAAATAGTTTTGGAGGTGGCTTCCATATCTACGCACACTCACATATAAGATCATGATGCCACTCCATGGCATCGAAATATGCCTGCATCTCCTCTACGGTACAGCGATTTGGGTCAAACCCCTTAAGCCAACCCTTCCCATTATCATAATCAAGCCATCCCCACTCCCCCCTTACCCAGTCTTGCGAATCGATAAATGCATCATCGGGAAGGTTTTTCCTAGGTACACAAATGCCAGTTTCACACTTGTCGTTCTTACATCTAACTTTGAAAGTTGCGTAGCAGTACATGTAAACCTCGTCGCTACCAGGAGTAGGTTCCTCGAATCTAATCTCTGTGGTCAGTATTGTAATTGTGGATCTACACTGACTTGTGCCCTCTGGTAGTCCCGGACCTTTAGACAGTCCGGTTCCAGCGAGAGCGGACTCTATTGTACCCCCAACTGAAGTCGAATCTATACTGTCTGCGTGACCCTCTATCGTAGCTACAACCTCAGAAACGTCGCGCATAACTTTAGCAGAACAAACTAGGTGAAAAACCCCATAAGCCTCAAAACTATCTTCCTGAACTTCATATACTTCATAAAATATATTCTGGAATTTAGGCTTTATAACGTCACCAGCAATTAGCTTTCTTCCAATTTGAAGTTCAATAGCCCTCTTATTGAAAGTAAATATCTGATCATTAGTGAGTTCTATTCCGAATTCAGACAGATTTTCCTCTATAGGCCTGGGATCGTAATGACCAAATGCAAGTTTAGGAGGCTTGTAGTGGGTCTTAGCCCTGTTTTCATCGTAAAGCTGGTCGTAATTCTCGTCTGCGATGTAAGAAAAGATTAACAACTCAGATCCAGAAATCTTAATAAGTTCTCCGTCAATCACATTAAACAAACCCGTATCAGGGTTTGTAGGATCGAACATGTTGAGCTTTGATTTTATGTATGCTGTGTCATCGTCCGCAAAAGATACTATAGGAGGGGTCGGTGGGTTAAATAAATCCTGGACTCTTCCTTTTGCATCGTATTCACGGGTAAAATCAGACATCAATATAATGTAAATGCAGGAGGCTCTTCAATTTCCGATAGAAGTTCCTCAACAAGCTCCTGCTTTTCCTGGGTTCCTTGCTGAGATAGGAAGTCTCCATTCAATTTTGCTCCACCTCCTGGAGAGGGGAGAACATCATACTTACCTCGAATTCCACCGAGTATAACTTTTGCACATGCCGTGGCGTACCGATTGAGCCACCCTACAAAATATGGGTGCAAGCTATTCGAATCCAAAGCTCTAAATTCTACTATAACTGCTTCATTAGTTTGTGGGCTCGGGAAAAGCATCAAGTATTCATTGTTTACCACTTGATAGGACCCGTCACGCCCCAAAATCTTTCTCAACTGTTCCAAGTGCATAATTTGAACTAAGAAATCACTAATTGAAAAATCAGTGAACAAGAAATTATCTTGGAAATATTTAATAAAGAAATCAAATTCCAAAGTTCCTTCAGCAAGGTTCAAACCTAACAAGCTCTTTTTGTAAACAACATATTGTATGTTGTTCATTACAAACTGAGGCAAAATATACGTGTTATAGTTTGCTATCGTATTGAACTCCATGAATTGTATACACCACGATGGAGCATGGTAATCTAATTTGGAGATGGCTTCATCAATTGCCAGATATATCTGATAATCCGTTAACTCTACTCGGATGACTGGAGAACCCAACCGAGCTAGAACGTTGTCTTTGATAATGCCATAGAAATTATTAAACTCAATCGTATCAACGAATCTCCTACGATTTAGGGTTTCGTAGTTTACTTCCCCTACAGGTTCCACTCCAGTAACGGATATACTGTTGCCTTTTCTTACAGCAAACGTATTTCCGTAAGAAGTCTGTGGTACGGTGGGTACTTTCGCTCCTGCAGGCATTTTCTTATCTTATGTCAGTTTTAGAAGTAATTTTAGAGGTCTTCTCAGTGTTAGTAGGAACTGGTTCTTTCTTGGCTTTAGGTTTAGCTCCCACTTGTTTAGGTTTTCCGGAGAGCACTGGACTAAGAATTCCCGCGCTGGCAGAATCAGGCAGCTCAACGATTTCTCCCGGAGAAACATTGATAACCGATACAGGCCCTTGAATCATTACATTGTGAGATAAATTGTTTTTATACTTCATGGTAGGTATCCTACATTTATATACGAGAGAAGGAGGCCCGATGGACCTCCTTCTTTCATATTAAATATTACTAAGACTGGTTTAAGAGCCCAATCCCATATTATCCGAAGCGGTAGCCAAGGTATCACTAATTCTAGCGAAGGGTTGCAGCAAGTAATTCGAAGAAGCGCCAATAATTCTAATGACTCTATACCAACGCGCATCTGGAGTGATGGAAGCTTTTCCGTACCGAGTAAGCAAGCCTTTTCTCGGTTGGAAATCATCCGGATTCACCACAGTTGGGAGCATTTGAATAGGAATGTATGGAGCGTAGACGAATCCACTTTCCATCGGACTCGTACCCTTGTATCCTACAAGAATCTCGTCCTCAGGCCATAGCGGATCGACATAAACGTCATATGCGCCATTCCAACGTCCTTTGTAAACGATGTTAGCGCCAAGCTGACCAGCCTCAGCAGGATTCATACCTCCTTCCAGCTTAGCAGCAGATTGAAGCATTGCAGCTACGAGAGGAGAGGTAATAATGAAGTTACCAGCACCACGGTAAGTGGTACGATAAATATCCTGAGAAGCGAAGTTAACAACAGCCAGCAAGTTCGAATATGCCTCACCAACGTGACGAGGGGCAAGGTTCATACTCGTCGCTGTCAGATCAACAAAATAAACGTTCTTGTTGGTTCCTGCGGTTTTAGTCCCTAAACCAGTGGCCTGGTCGTAAACCCATTTAGTAGCAGCAGTATTGCCATCTTGATTGCCTTGTGTAGCAGGGAACAGATTGGGATTACCCAAGTCCAATCCTCCACGACTGAAACCGGTAGCGATACCACCAGAAACATCATAAGCGATCATTCGTAGATCTTCCAAAATCTCACGGTCAATTTCAAGTGCAACTTCCTTGCCTAGCAAGTCAGTAAGTTCACGTTCCAAATCTAAGTTGTGATAAGCTTTCAAATCTTGTGCAGCTTCGATAGTCCACAGAGCGCGGAACTTTCTAGTCTGAGCTATAACAGCCTGTTGTTCAATGTGGAAGTTAATCTCAGGGATTGGCGCTTGACCAAGTCCACCCATAATTTCGCCACCTGACGTGGAGAAACCACCAAGAACACCACTTGGGAAGGTCGCAATGCCTTCACCAACAGTTCCGGTCAAGTTAGACGAGAATGCAAGAGAGTCTTCTTGTCTGCGATCCGCACCAGGCGAAGTACCAGGCTTACCGCCACCAGAGGCAGTCCACTGCCAGCCGATATCTGCAGAAGCGTCAGGGTTCATCATACCACCACTAGCATCTCCGAAGAGGGCGCCAGCAGTTTGACCTCGATAGGTCAGGAGGTATTTACCATATACGGATTGAGTCGTATTGGGGGTAGCCCCAACACCATGTCTCTGCACGCGGTCGTAACCAAGATAGAAGATCTGGGAAACCGGACCTTGCATGGGCTGAACGCCAACAACTCGGTTAGCAATCAGTTCAGGAAAAACTCTACGAACAAGAGGAAAGGCAAACTTTTGAAAGGTACCCAACTGACCAACTGTAGTAGTTTCTTCCAGCATACCAGACTTAGACTGTTCAGCGAGAACATGTCGAGCTTGGTTTTCAAGAAGAACCGCAGTGGATTCTCTGGTGTAAGCATCTTCGATACCTTCTAAAATTGGCGCCCACTTGTCACATAGAGCTTGGGAAGTGTTTTCATTAATCATATTTCTTTACTCTTTAATTTTTGTTTTTTTGGGCTAGACGGATTACGTCTTCAGTGAGGAACATATTTGCCTCCGCCTCCGCATTCATGTAGGAGGGTTTGGTGTCCTCGTTCGTAAGAACGAGGGCGGACTCAGACGACTTGAAAGGTTCTTTGGTAACTTCAGAAAGGTCTTCAAGACTTTCCCTTAGGGACACAACCGCTCCTTCAAGCGTTGAATTCTCGGTAACTGTGTGAGATAGCTGTTCGTTGAGGCGTTCAACAGTTTCTTGAAGAGAAGCAACTTCCTCTTTGTAAGCCGAAATTGCGGATTCAGAATCCTTAGATTCCATATCCTCAGCAATGACAGACTTAAGAGACTCATAAACTTTAACAGCGCGGAAAGTGTCATCACTATCCTCTAGCTCTTGCATCGCTACTTCTTTGAATTCATCAATTCTCATACGAAGATAGCTGCTCACTTTCGCCGCTAAGGTCTTTACTTCTGTTTCAACTCTTTCGTTAACAATACCTTCAACAAGCTGTTGTATTTCTTCCATACCAGAATCAGAGATCCCGTCAGGAAGATGCTCTACAATGTCATTGACTGTTTTTACCATAATATAATATCCTTATCTCTAGTATCTACGAGTGCTTATCGCAGAATATAGAAAATTTTTATTTTTTGTGAAGAAGAGTTTCTAAAGTTTTCAAATAAATTTTCTCAGCTCTAATATTATCAATCTCTTCTCTTGCTTTAATCTGGGTCTCGGAAATGACTTTATCTTCCGAAACTAACCCAGGGAAAGCTCCTTGACAGGATGGATCTGATACCATATCCCATGTAATGAGCTTTAAATTTTCGTTTACGTTGTAGCAGTCCTTATCAGCATCATAAGTAAGACCACCTACAGCTCGAGAGGAAATTCCAATTTTGACGCCAGCACGAAGAAGTTCTTGCAAGACTTTACCAGAAGGAGTGTTCAAAATCTCCGCCTCACCAATAATCTTATTCCCTTCCATGTGTAGACCAGTAACAAGATGGGAAGCGTTAGTGAGATGAACAACTTCGTCTTTAGGGTGGTCAAGTTCCCCAACAAGACGTCTTTCAGCTAGAAGAGGTTGTAACTTACTAACTTCTCTCTCCAGAAGAGTTTTGGCATAAATTCGGCGGTTTCCATTCTTCTTTTCAGCTTCCTGAAAAAGACCACGAACTATCATGCCCTGGGAGCCTTTCGCTTCCGATAAAATCTGAAGCTCACCAAAAGAATATACGTCTCGGAGTAATTGGCTCATTATTTCGTAAATGCTTTATGAATAAAATTAGAAGTAATATTTCGCTTCTTCTTTTTGAGTGGGTTGTCTGGATCCTCGGCAGGTTTGTTGCCAAAAGGACCAACTCCAAGGGCACCAACAGTAGTCATCTCCCCGAGGCCTGCAAAAGGTTTTCTGTTGTCTTCAATGGTTTCGGGTTTTTTGCCTGTTTGTCCAATCAACCTAGCCAGTTTCGCAATGTCTCCCTGATTAGTGATGGCTTGTCCAATAGCCGCTTGAGGGG